ATGTAAACACAGCATCTCCTGAGCTTGTAATAGCCCAGCCAGTAGTCCCCGCATTACTAAACGCAAAAGTATTTGCATTATATGTACCATTAAAATTGTTACTGGCAATGATGGTATTTACAAGAACAAAGTTGGCTGTAAGCTCATTTGAAGTAATTGTGTTCGCAGCAATTTCATTTGCGGTCAATGCATTTGCCGCAATTGAATTAGCCTCAATTGATCTTGAAATAATATGAGCAGATCCGTTCACAATTCCAGGCTGAAGGACAAGACCTGCTGGCTCAATCAGTGATGAGTTGACAGTCTCTACGACAAAGTTTTTAAAGCTATCGTAATTACGAGACTGTGTTGACCTTCTATCTGGATCCCCAAGCAAACCCCATGAGAAATCAAACAAAGAATACTGAGAGGTATCAATTAGGCTTGAATTATTCCCATCATGAGAGTGCCCACCACGACCAGGGAAGAAGTATATCGTATTCTCACTAGGCATTATGAAACCTTCCTTAACACCAGATTTTGAGATACATTATCCCCAATGGTTGTATTATGAGAAATAACCCAATAATCAGTGTTTGTAATATCCAAAGCACTCAGATTTGTTACTCTAATTCTATCACCCAATTGGATTTTTGGCATTGCTGTTACATCAAGATTAATGATTGGAACAGGTATTTGTGTTTTTTCAATAATAAAATCAGCAAGTTTTTTAGCATGAACTGAATCCGTAATAAACGGGCTTTGAATTGTTACATCCTTAACACCGTACTTCTTAATACTGTCAGCCAAAGAAGCTGACTGTTCCTTAACCTGAACATTCTGCTCACTCATCATCACCGCTGTTCCGCTCAATACAGTTGCGTATGGATACTTTGTTAAAGGGTCAGTTCCTTGTAGAAATACGAGCCCGCCAACTTCAGAATCCTCACTTGCAGATAGAATCATCTCAGCACCGTATGGATATGGTAAATACTTTGTGATTTCAACCTTCTTTGGGTTTTCAAACAAAATCGCACTGATGAATGGTGCTTTTATGTTATAGGCTGGAGCCTTGTCAAACTTAATATCATAGTAGCGAGACTCACGAACCTTATCATCAGCAACATGAGCGGCAGCAGTTGTTTGATACTGCGCTCTCTCTAAGCCGTTAAATGATGTAGCTGTTTTTGAAATATATTTAATAATCTCACTATTTATCTTGATATACCCAGTCTCTGCATAAACAGGATCCAGCGTTGTTGATACATATGCAACATTTGCATTTGATGCCAGATTGGAAGTCAGCTTTGTTGTAGCCAAGCTTGAACCATCTGGTGCTATCCATAAAGACTGAACAGCATTTGTAGATGTCTGAATTGATGAGATAGGTATAACAACCTTATTACATTGAAGCGAAACATTATAATTGCTATTTGTAATATTAGTTGAGTCACTAAAATATGACTGAACATTTGCATGCTGATCAATTGATGGTTCAAAGAATCTATAGAAGTGTTCATATTTAGCTTTATCATTTTCATCTATATAAATACGACCCATGTCCGCAAATGTAATGTCATTCATAATTTCACGAATTGATGTTTCATTACCGTACAAAAATGCAAACTGAGTGAGTGGTTGCATTGCAGACTCAATGTATCTATTTTTAATTTCATCATCCGCAAGAGATTCGCCATAAATGGCAAACTCATCAGCATAAAAACTTCTAACTGAACTAGGCGCTATTTCTACACCAGTAACTGGTGTGTAAGATGCACCTCTTCCTCCGATAGTGATATCTTTTGATGCCGAAGAAATCACTACTCCTTCAACAACCTCGGTATCTTTCAAATCACCATTTACAAAATACTTTAATGAAGAACCATCATATGTTACGGCGATATGAGAAAAGGATGAGTTTGACAAAGCAACATTTGATGAAACAGTTTCTGTTACAACTGCACTATTACCCAAGACAGTTTTTATCTTAAACCCATTTGAAGTTGAATTATTAAAAAATTCAAAACCAGATGTTGAAGTTGAATTATTCCAGTTACTTATATACTCACCATCCGTAGCAAAACTACCATTATGAAATTTCCCAAAAAACTCTATTGTCCACTTGTCTTTATAGGATAAATCATTCATTACAGTATATGGTATTCTTACATATGAATTAGATTCTAGGAGCACTGATTTATCGGATAAGTCAGATGTGAGACCAGTCGGTTGACTTAGCTTTGGATTGTTAATGTATACGCCATTGTTTCTGTGATTGTATGAATCCGCAGTTGACCATGTGGATGAGGAGTTCTTGCTTCCAATCGCATCCAATGGAACAATCGTGCAACATTCTGCTGCTGATACAATTGCATCCGAACCGCCGCTCAGCGCTTTGTATAGCGATATACTAAATGATGCTGAGCCAGAATTATTAAATGAGTGAAAGAACTCTATTCTTATTTTTCTTGGAACACCAGCTGATAGATTTACCATGCTTGATTCATACCTAGTTGAACTAGTAGTTGTCTGGTATTTATCAAGGATTAGAATATCATCAAGATACAACCTAACACCACCATATGAAATAAAAACAATTAGTTTCTGTAGACCAGAGTCGGTAGGGATGTAGTAACCATCAAACACCCCATTGAAATACTCAGAATATATAGCCGAATCATTACCCGTGAAAGAATAATTTGATAGGTTTAGAGAATTGGTGTTTGATGTTGATATATTTTTTGACAGTAATGTTAATGTTGGAGATACGAAACTTTTTTCGCCCAAGGCTTTATCCATTGGTGATAATTCTTTATCAATAGCATCAGCAACAATGTCTTTAACTGACTGGACATTTTTTTGATTCGTTGGCATTCCCCAAAAACGAGCTCTTAACCCAGTTGACGGAATAATGCTATTTCCACTTCTATCAATTGTTTGCTCATTGAACGAATATAGAGACACAGCCTCACGATCTTTTGCACCCTGTTTATAAGTATTTAACTTTTTAATATCAGCGCTTGGAAAATTTGCTCTCATCAAAAGATTCTTTACAGCATCACCAACATAGGCGTTCTGTAAAAAGAAACCATAATTAATTGACCTTTCAGAAAGAAATTTGCTCCAGTCCTGGAGATTTGCACCAACAGTCATATCAGTTCCGACTGTCCATTCATCTACATAAAAAGTACCGTTCTTTACATATTCATAAATATCAAACGATATTGTCGCACCGACAGTATGTGATTTAGCGATAGTATCTCCGTAACCTCTTTCTAACACCGTCACAACACTTGAAGAATCAACTGATGAGCACAAGATTACTTCCTCGGATTGTGTCCCTTCATCAATAACCACAGTAAAGTAATTACCAGCACCGCCAGACGGAAGGGATGATTTATCAAGCACAGAAAATGTTGAAGATGAGTTTGAAATATTTGCCTGGAGTTGTGTTGTTAATACAGAGCTATTTAGGTAATCACTACTAGGTTTCTTAATTCTCCACCCAGTGTATATTTCAACCTCAAGGTCTTTAGCCATGTATTTACCATATGTAGATGCACTATTAAAAATATTAAACAGTTTTCCAGTATTATCAAGTTTTAAATCAACTGATGCAGTTTCAGAACCACCGATTGGCAAGCTAGTTGAGTGTATATCCCTTGTTCTATTTACTGAATATGACATTACATATTCACTGATATCTTCCTCGTAAATAGGAACAATTTCCTGAATCCTAGCATAGTCTCCTGGATTTTTAGTTGTATACACAGTAACTTTTATTTTTGAAATATTATTTGTAGACAATGCCTCTGAGAGAATGTGATCTCTATAGTAACCATCATCAGGGATAGTACCAGTCTCATTAAGAATAAGATTCAATGACCCGTCATATGCTTGCAGTAGGTATGTAGAGATTTGTCCATAAAACTCCGATGTAATTATACGAATCTTATTTACTTTTCTTGTTGTGAATGTAGCTTGTATATATGGACTTGTAACAAAACCATACCCGTCATATGTAGCATGAGTATTTGAATTACTTACACTATTAGACCACCATCCAAACTCTAAACTACTACCCATCTGGGTATTAGATAGATCATTTGTTGTTAACGAAGGCATTGCATACCAAGAACCATCCGCCCTTATCACATCGCCATCAGCATCCAGGGCTCCAGCAACAGCCCATGTAAATGACTGTCTCCTAATGCCATTAAAGGCTTCTGATGCAGGGAAGAAAAATCCTCTTGAAGGATACGAATTAACAGCTGGCGCATCATTTGTTGTTACAACAAGATTATCTAAGTGACGACTGTCCAGCCATTTAATAATAACCTTAGGCTTAATTTTCTGAGCTGGCGCTACTATAGCTGAATTAAATGAATTAGATAGATCTTTACCGTATAGTCCAGATGTTAACATTTATACCTCTTCCAGCGTCATTGCGCAGCTAAAATAGTATACATCATCTACAAGATCTCTTCTAATTAAGTTCTCAGAGAAGTTTGAAATAAATACAGTGATTTGCTCCTCTGTGTATGGAGTTACCCCGTCTTCATCTTGATTTATAATTGTAAGCGTATGAGTATCAGCATCCATTGATAATGACTTTATATAATTTCTTCCCTCTTTATAATCTACTGTTCTATCACTATAATTAGGGATAAAGCTCCAATTTATATTAAATGTCCTCTTCGCCGCACTACCAGCAGCATTGTTCTTGTAATAACGAGATGAATTTCCTGACCAATTTGTGTTCTCAATGTATAACGGAGCAACGGATGAATCAAGTGTGCGACTTTGGTTGGTTAATGGTTTTCCATCAAGTATGAGTAGCGCTCTGATTAATGAAGAGTCAGCAGTAATGTTATTGCTAAATCTAATTGCTTCTGCTCGTATATTAGAGTTATTTAATATATTAATTCTAATTGTTGCAAGAACTATCTTTCCAGCTATGAATAGACTAACTTCGCCAGATAGATTTGCACGACCAAAGGTAATTCGTGTTCCGCTTGAAAGCATTGATGAAAGAATGCCTATCTGAGAAGCGCCATGTGATATTTTCATCATGGACACTGATACAGACGAATCTATGCTCATTGAGCATGAAGATATTGAAATCTTTGTCCCGCTTATACTAGACTCAGAGCTGGCAGAGATTGATGCACTCGCATAGGCAATCTTTGTAATGTTTGTTTCAACAAGGACTTCTGCTGAAATTACAACATCGCCATCCTGTCTTTCTGTTGCGACAATAACAGTTGCACCATCAACTGCCAGATTAGCTGATGCGTGTGCAATTTTATATGAATTTGATACAAGATCAGAATTAGATGCAATCGTAATATTTGCAAGTCGTATTTGATACGATGTTACTGTTAGCGTTACACTACTGCTAAGATTGACTACAACATCAGCAGCATCTGCTTGATAAAAATCTATACCACGATTAAGTGGTTCACTAAATGAATAAAAACTATCAGACATCTCTTATTTCTCTTTAAGAGAAATCTCAACATTGTAGTATGCACACTGGTTGGGAATATCTCTTCTCACTAATGTTTCAGTATATGACTCAACATAAACCACCGTATTGTAAGCAGGTTCTGCTGGATCAAGAATAATTGAAAAGGTTGCTGATGATGGTGTCTTTGCTAATGCATAAAGAAAGTTTCTTGCAACACGACCATCAATGGTTCTTTCCGACATGTCTGGGAGGTATGTAAACGAAAGAGTATAGTTGTTCTTTGCATTCTTAATGAATCTTCGCTTATTCCCATTAAGCAACTCAACATTAGATGCCGATGTTGACATAGTGCTACTCATGGTCCGACCATGCTCCGTAATCTCTGTGCCATTAAGCACAACAAGATGGGTTGTATTAGGCTGTTGATTTTGAATTGTTGGCATTTATAACCCCTGGTTTATTCCGTTGTAGCTTGTGAATGTTCTTGTCTCCACACCAGCGGCTTTCTGTTGTTTTGGAAGGACATTAACATTGTAACTCTTCATCATACTCTTAAACCATTCTTCTTCACCAACAAATGTGTCAACATTGATATTCACGGTGGATACGCTAGTTGATCCACCACCGCTTGCGTATGATGGGGTTCCAGAAGGTGCTCTAAACTTTGATTGGTTAATGCTTTGCATTGTTCTTACACCCATGTTTCTTACAGCATCAGCGTTTATAACATACTCACCACCATGCAAAATTGCAGGGATTGCCTTTGATGGAGCGCCAGGAACATAGCCACCTGTTTTAAACTGGGATAAATAAGCTGGACTGTATTTTGGAGTTAAATAATTAATGATATGATTATTTCTTTTATTAATAAGTCTTGGTAATGCATTTTCTCCAAATTGATCATAATATGAAACAGGTACATGCATGTCATAATTATACGGCATAGGGTAATTCAAATCATTACTTAGCGATTCAATTGAAGAAACATAATGATTTGCATGAAGACCAGTATTAAGCCTTAATTCAAGAGCTAATTTACGAATAATTGCATCCTGCCAATCGTTTGTGTAGTGCTCACCAGTCTGCCATAAACCAGTACCACCTAGTTGTGTCATTCTGTCAGTAATCATATGATTTTTCATATCTCTAAAAAGCTGGTCTGAAATTGTACTAAACTGATTGTCTGTGTAATATCCAGTTTGTAGTCTACGAATTAAATAATCGGGTGCGCTAGTTGTTGCTAATTCACTTGGTCTAAAGATTTGAAATGCATCTTTTGGAATTCTTAAACCTGTCAAATCTTTCGGTGTGAAATAACTATCAACTGCATACAGGGTATCTAGTGCACCAGGATTTGCATCCATTACCGCTTTTAGATTTGCAAGGAGAATTTCT